CTGGAATATATATTGCCGCAACTCCACCAAGAATGACCACACCAGCAGCCACGTAACGAGAAGAGGCCCGCAGATCAACAACCCACTGAGAAGGTGTTCCACCAGGAGTGTCCAATTTTGCGATTGCTTCCAGTCTTTTAATTTCTTGATCATCAAGTTTAATTTGTTCATCTACTGTAGTGGCTTGAACGCCAGTCTTAGAAACTATTAATTGTTTAACACCCTCAATCCCAACAGGGATTAAGGATGATAGTAATGTAGTTAGTAATACACTCATTATTAACTTTCCTTTTTAACTTCTGTTTTTGGAAATCCCATATTTTGTGAATTTAGATTTCCATCATATTGTATAGGATAATTTTGACAATAAAAATAATTAAAAGGCCGTCCACAACATGGACAGTAATTTCCAAAATAATTAGGATTTAGATACCAATTTGGATTAATATACATATTAACTTTCAGAATGCTCGGATACACAATGTTGGAAGTATGTTTGAGAAGCATATTCTGCAGTTACATCAGGGCGAAAATAGACAATATCAATAATACGACTAAGTTCTGGAAATTCATCCATATTAAATTTAGAGTTCTTCTTTTCATTAATCAGTATCTTAACTTGATCTTTTAGTTGTAATCTATCTACATTCGCATTACGAGCTTGAGCAACTTGATAAACATATCTTGCGTAGTTACTACAATAGTCAGTAACATTATCAGGAGTCATTGCAAAACTTGTTGAAACACATAATGAGGTTAGTAAAGCCATTAAAATCTTTTTCATTTATAAAATTTCCTTAAAAATATTTGGACATTCTTTAGCTAGAATGTTATTAATTTGAGTTGCCACATCGCGGATTTCCCATTGAGCGTGTTTATCTGCTCGTAGTTTAATGAAATCCATCCATGCTTGTAAATTACCACATACAACTAGTTCTGTATGTGTCCCTTCAGTGAGGATAAACCTAGCATCCTCTTTTCGTATACCCTTTCCCATTGCTTTTTTATATAAGGATAAAGAACTTTGCAGAAGTGAACTCCACTCTCCTCGAATTTCATCGGGAATTGAATCGGGAATTGTTGTTGTTGTTTCTTTTTCATTACAATACCTTTGTGATCTTTGTAAAAAATCTAGATGTTTACTCCGTACAAATTGATGGCTACAAACACGACTGATACCACTAACGTGAAAAGTTGCATGTGCAAATCTAAGAGTTGCTAAATGTCCATCTTGTGCACACTTGGCAGCACGTTTGATACATGCCTCAGTAGTGCCTGATGAATTATAACAGATGCCTGCCATCCTCCCAATGAATTCTTCTGCATTTGGCGTGATGAATTCAAGTTTAATATTAGCGGGCATCTCCAGATCCTGATATAGTTCCAGCAACTAGTCTTCTTGTTAATTTACCATAATTTAAATCTGCTAGATCTTCCATTGTCATTCCTAAAGAATCTGCTAGTCGTGCTATATACCACAGAACATCACTAAGTTCTGACATAATAGCACCAGGATCGTATGTACCATCTCTAAGAATCTTTTTTACCTTACCAGCAACCTCACCGGCCTCGCTAGTAAGACCTAAAGCTAGATAACTTAATTCAAGATTTGATCCAGTACCTACTTCTGGATAAATTGCTGTTTGTATTGTCCAATCTTGATATTCATTTATATTCATTTATTGATTTCTCCAGAATCTTTGAACTCTTCAAATGCTATTAGAGCATCTAAATATGTTTTAGCTTTATATAAATCTTCTAATCCATTTTTAAACTTCCATCTTGCTACATATTTGCAAATGTTTCCTTCTGCAAATCCTACATTATGACTAATTAAATAATCCATTAATATAGTATCTTTATAGTGAGAAGGACTAATCATATCTTTCCTTTAAATAGTCTAATGAAACAAAGCACTCATCAAAACAACCATTATTAACTCTATGTGCTAACAAAATACCACGAAAATGATTATTATTTTGATGGTCTAGATATGTTTCATTGTGTTCATAACAAGAGCCAGCAATAATACAAGTAATGGTACTACCATCTGGCCGTTTCCCATACGCAACCTGCTTTCCTTGTTGATGGCCTGCGATACAAGACATATGAAGCTTACTAACCATAGAGGTAGCAGTAGTAGCCGGTCTTCCCATAACGCCGGTTGGGAAATAATGGCAGTAAGCAATACCATCAATGAACACAGGTTTAAGAAAACTATGAACTTCCCAATCTTCGTAAGGCAAGTCTTCATATTTAATTAATCCATCCAATTTCGGATCAGAATTGACCGCCCGTTCGATCCGTTCTTCATGATTGCCAAGACATAAGACGAGTCTAGGCTTATATTGCTTCTCTTTATTTTTCTTAGCACGGATGTTGAATTCACGCATGGGACCAAGCAGTTTATCCATCGCCTCTTTGGCCGCTGCAATGTCCTTAACATATCTTTTACCCTCGAACGATTTTTTCCCCACATCATAGCTACTTAAACTTTCCATATCTGCGAAATCACCAAGATGCACAACTACATCTGGTTTTTTATCTACTATATATTGTCCTATTCGATTTAAATAGGAAAAATCTAATCCATATTTTACTTGAGTGTCTGGTATGATTAGATGTTTTCTTGTCATTGTACCATCTCCGGTGGTTCCATTAAATTACAATATGTATCTGGTGTTAGTCTATAAAATGGAAACATTTCATTTCCAATTAGGTATCTTAATGCTAATTGTTCTAGAAATATTGTATCTTTTTCTGATGGATTCATAAATACTTCATATGAACCATCTTCAAAGTCTATATTATGTCTCATTATTCTCTTTAACCCAGTTTAAAATTTGATCTTTATCTTTTATAGAGCAGTATTTAAAATTATATTTCTCTGCCCATTTAGCATGGGTCATTTTAGTACCACCGCATAGTTTATTAGGATTATCAAATATAAATCTAATATCTATATCTGGATGTTGTTCTTTTAACAATATAAATTTTTTACGTTCTGCATGATCAGATAAATATCCTTTTGTTTCTAGTAAAAGTCCATTTCTAATTGTCCAATCTACTATATAATAATGATTAGATTCTGGAATTACATATGGAATTTTAGTAAATTCATATTCATAATCTACTTCATATTCTTTTAGGATTTCTTCAAATTTTAACTCCAATTTAGATCTACGTTTTTTTTCACTCATACATTAATAAGATCTAATTTAGAAGGGTTTTCTGAATACCTACCATTAATACCCCATTGTATAGGATACCAAACATCTCCAATTTCTTCATGATAAGCACCATTTATGTAATCCACAAATACTTCATAGATTCTAATGTTGCTTCCACCTGCTGTTTTACTTGGTCTGGTAATATCAAATCCATTGCTCTGTGCACCCATGTTTCTTCCTCATTTCTTAATATCCAAAGACAAACAGCATTCATTACAAAAGAATCCTGAATGTTATGTTTAGTATATAAACTATATACTGTATCAAACATCTCTTGCTCTGTATTTAAAGGTGATATTATTTTATCAGCCTTAACTTTTCCAATACCATTGATACCAATAATATTATCAGAGCTATCACCAATAAGCATTTGTTTATAAAAGTGTTGGATTCCTGATTGTAAATCCACTGTTTCAAATATTTTTTTATTCCAATTATAATGTTTCCCTGGAATCATCTTTAGATCTTTATCATAAGAACATAATATTGTCTGGTCTGTTTGAAAAATTCCAAGAAGATCATCAGCTTCGTAATGATCTTTTAGAATTGCATTCCATTCATATATTAAATATTCTCTACAAGTCTCTAGATGTTTTGGTCTTTCTATATTATCACGATTTGCTTTATAGGATGGAAATAAAGATTTCCTAAAGTTATTACAGGATAGAAAAATTTTAAACTCAGTTGCTTGAACCACATCTAAAATTTCTCTAATCTTTTCTTCCATCCTATATTTTGCTACTTCAAACGGATCGTTTTCTTTACATGATGCCGCACTCGGATATGTAATTAAATCTCCATCTATAAGAGCTAACATTATAAATCTAGATCTCCATCCACAATCGGTAATTCTGCAAGAGGAACAATAGTATTAGAATTTCCAAATACAAAATTCTCAAATTCTTTAGCTAATGCTAAAACTTCAGAACTTGTTGCTGCCTTTTTATCATTCTTTAATAGAGCAATAGCAGATGCAATTGAAGATTGTCTAATGATATACACTTGTTTTAATGCACGTTCCTCTGGGGTTTCATAAGTAGATTTGTATGGAGTACCTCCAGTTTCTTTCTTAGCAGTGACATCCTCTGGAGTATCTACTCCTACAGTAACTGCTGTCCATTCCCAATATCCCTTATCATTCTTCTCAGCTTTGACATCAAAAATATCATTTTTGTTTGAGTCTTTTAATGTATTATACACATCTTTATTAGAGAAAGATACAATGTTTTTTAGTTCAATCTTATCGGTTGATAAATTTTTATAAGTAACTTCCACTTGATTCCATTTACCCTTGTTTACAACTTCTGTACTAATGATTTTGATTTTCATATTATCTCCTAGTGATATAAATATTATCTCATATTAATGAACTTCTGTCAAGTCCTTTAGATTTGGTCCTTCTGAAAGTTCACCAAGCATTGGTAAATTCCATTTTACACCTAAACATTTTTCTATATTTCTTGGTAATACTTTAAAGCTATCTAAGAATATTTCTTTTACAATCTCCTTTTCCGAATCAATAACGTCGGCTGAAACACTATCATGTATAGTGCTAATAAGTAAACTATTAAGCTTATACTTAGAAAAACGGGACTTAACAGTAGCCCTATAAACAGCCATAACATCTGCTCCAAGACCCTGGTTAGGGTAGTTAGTAATTTCGTATTCTGAATATTCCATACTACCTTGCTTATAATACTTTTTAAATTCATATTCTCTACCAAATGGAGAAACTAAAATTCCAGTTTCATGTACTGTTTTTATATAGTGCTTGTGTATATTATAAATATTTTTGTATTTATTATAATATTGATCAATAATATCCTGCCAAAATTCTACAGAGGATGACACTGGTTTGAAGTCTGGATCTGCTGCATAGGCAAATGCCGGTCCTTTATAAATCCATCTAAATAAAAAGACTTTTGCAATTAACCTACTTGGCAATGAAAATCGTAATTGATTTGCTGTATGCATATCATTCTTTTTTGGATCTTCAACAACAGCGTTCCATTCTTCAATACCAATTGGATCTTGACTTAAATATAAATATGTAACCCATTCTAGTGATTTAGCATCAATGTTAATTATCATTTAATATTAAAATCTACTTTCTATTAATTGTTTACATAATGGGGCTAAATTTTGACCATTCGGATCAGAAGAAGCAACTCTACCAGTAACTGCTACACATTGATTATATGTTGGATGTAGTATATTTCCCCAGTTGTTTGTCTCTAGTTTTTTAGGTAATCCTTTTAAGTATGTACCATTAAGCTTCTCTAATTTAGCTCTCTCTAATATTAAATTAATAATATTTTTTATTTGTTTATTTGGTTTAAGAGAGCGCAAAGTTGGTTCATCTACAGACCATACATTTCCTTTTTTATATTCAGTTCCTTTTAATGGTTCAATTTGTCGATTGAATGTGTAAACTTGTGTTTCATTTTTATAACGAGTTAATCCAGTTTTTGGACCAGATTTATAATGTCCGATTGGGATTTTATAAATTCGTTTTACTGTACCACCATATAGAATTGCAGATTTTTCATCATTAGAATTCCAATCTAGTTCAAAGTTAATTAATAAATTTAATTTTGTTTCAATATCTTTGACTTGTTTATCTAATAGTTCACTTTGTTCCAAACTTTTCTTTTTATTATATAATAGACCATTCCATTCCATTTCTAATAAACATGGCAGATCTAACATATGAACACCAAATAACTTATAAAGTTGTGGTTTCTCATTAAACTTTTCTAATTGCGCTTTATATAATTTATATGTTAACTCAACGTCTTGTCTATTATATTCTAGTAGTTCTTCTAATGGTATTTGATCTGTGTCGATCCCTTTATTCCAATATTTTTCTTTGATTACATCAATCTTATGTCCTAGATTATAATTACTACATGATGTTTCTAAGTCTGGATATCTCCAAGTTTGTTTAGAAAATAAAAATTCAGCATATTGGCAATCATGAATAATAACGGAATTATTGGGGATAAACCCAAACTCTCTTCGTAACCAAGCCAAATCGAATTTAATATTAAAGCCAATAAGTTTAGTGCTTTTAATGAGCAGATCATTTATAAGGCCAACGTCCCATGGACTTGAGAAACTGTATAAATTCTCTGAATTTTCTGAAATAACTTTTATTACAATCGAGCATAGTTTGTTATCCTCATCATAAACATTTCCTTTATTTTTAGTAGTCGTTTCTACATCCAAGATTACTGCAGCCAATGTCTTCCTCCTCTGAAATAAACTCTAGTAAACTCCAATCAATGATTTTATAATCTAATTTGAATTCTCTAGCAGAGTCCTTTAAAAAATCTAATACTTGTCTCTCTGCTCTAGATTCATTGGTGGCGTCTACCTCAATATTAACTGGAATATCAAATTTCATTGTCTTTTTACCTCTTTAACAGTAAGTTTAACTAGTGATTCTATCTTTTGTTCTAAAGTATTAATAGCAAATGTTTTTGCTGTTAAGAATTGACCAAAACACTTTACTCCATCTAGTAATTCATCATCAACTTCATATGGAACAATTGTTCCTGTATCTATATATACAGAGTATTTATTCATCGTCATCTTCTAATCGTAAGATCATTATATCATAGTATTTACCACAATCATGATAGGGATGTATTGATTTAAAAAAATCAGTCATATTCCTAGCTAACCTCTCTTTGTGTTTTTGTTTTATTGGGGTATTACGTATTAATTTAGCTATTGTTAGCATATGTGTTGTATTTAAAAATTTTAATCCCATTTTATGTATCTATATATCTAGCAATATCTGGTTTAATCATCACCTCTAACTTAGCATGGCGTTTTTCAGAATCAGTATCCTCATCTCCAATTAATTTGTTTTTAATTACATTGATGAATCTATTGTATTCTTTAAATTCATCATGTACTTTACCAATACCTAAAATTAGATCTGCTTCAGCTTGTTTTGCTGTTTTTGCATTAGCAACATTATCCATAGTTAACCATTTTTTTCCCTCTCCGCTCGCATCAGCTTGGCATACTCCAATAACTGGGCAGTATGTTTTTGCAAGTTCTCTAGCCCAGATATAAATTGACCCAAGTCGTAAATCTTCGCGGTCATCATGAAATCCTTTGATTTTATCGAGTTGGTCAAAAATAATAAGGGATGGACACAACTCCTTGCAAATCTGCTCAACTTGGGATCTATGGATTGTAGCAGAGTCAAAGAGTTTAATGAAAGAACCTCCGTGATCTCTGAAAGATGCTTGATACTCATTAATATCTCCTATTAGTTGTGCCAATGGTATTCCAAACATGGCTTGGTAACATCTTATCATTACTTTAGAGCCTTGCTCTTCATTATTAAACCATAAAATTGGTCTATCTACTTGTGTAGCAAAATGCGTTATTTCAGAACAAAGAAATGTAGTTTTACCTGTTTCTGGTCTAGCAAATAGAAAACCAAAATCTCCTTTTCTTAGAGATCCTACACTAGTATTTAGAGAGTTTAAACGCCATCTTAATCCTTTTTCTTTTATAGAATGTGATATTAATTTATCCAGGTCATCAGAAATAAATTCAATTTTAGAATCTTCATAAGAAGTCTCGAATTTATTTAGTGTGGATTGAATATTATCAATGGAACCTCTACCTTCAGATACTTCTAAAGACACAATAGCTAGTTCATAAGCTAATTGTTTATTTTTAATATCTTTTAAAATATCATTAATTATATCTTCATTT